TCAATCGAAAATTATAATGGGTTGAAGTTGGGCCTACTGCAAATCCTTTTAAAAACCCCTGATCCATCGCAACATTAGCAGCATCATCTTCACCGATTGCTTGGACTATATCGTAATAGGTTGCTTCTTCTACAAATTGAAATGTTGCATCAATTGGTGGGCCACTAGGTTCAACCCATCCTGAAGGTTGTGGGGCAGCATAGACAGCAGAAGGCAATCCAAAAATATCTTCAATGGCATCAATATTTATATGACCATCTTTCAAGTTGCCATAATCTACAGCACCCACCCTGAATACTACTTCAACAATTCCGAAGGCAAGCCAAGATACTTTGAACACATCACCGGGAGCAATATCCCACGCATCCCGATTTACCTTCATCTTGATTTTAGCCAATGGGCTAGACAAAGTTTGCAGGTCTCGCAACGCTATAATATTAGCTTGCTCTGCATTTGAGATACCGGGGTACTGCCTAGTAGTATTAATTGTTGTTCCCTGAACCTGAATATTTGCCATATCCTGAACAGTAACAGGGACATTTTTATTAGTGACCTGATCGTGATATACAACCGTCAATTCATTAATGGTTTCCCCCCAACCCCTACGAGAAAAATTCTGCATTTCAACTATATTGCTTTCATCGTAAAGCGGCAAAGCGGCAATGACATAATCATCACGAATTAATTTGATAACAAATAATCCAGTAGCCAAATCCAAATAAAGAGAAGCATTAATGTGTTCTAAAATAGTCTCAATAAAAGATTCAATGGTATCTGAACTAGTTAGAATCATGGAGAGACCCAGACCTTCCCCTTCTAAAGTAATAGCCGCAGCAGTGAAACTTGGACTATCAATATCAGCTACATTGTAGCCCATGCCCCAATCAATATTAGTCAACAATTCAAAAATCATATTGGCAGGGTTGGCATCAGTTCCAATTTGTTTTGTGGCAGGATTTAATACGCCGGGATATCTCGATATTTCAAATTGCCAATCTTTGACATAAGGATTGTTCCCTATATAAAATTCATTAAAAATAAAAGCCATAACGCCCCTGTAGGCAGGAACTTCACCCGCAAGTACGCCATCAAGATATGGATTGACTACCTGTGTATTTTCACCAAAGGCAACGTCCACATCCCCACCCCTAGAAAAAGTATTAGTTATTTGAACGATTCCACCTATTAATCCTTCTTCGCCGCCTGTTGGAGTAGCACCAACACCCCCCTCCCTTTCTTCCCCTCCAAATAATTCAGGCTTACTAATGATTATAGTACCCGAAGAAGTTAGTGCGGGGTCAGCACCACCCGCATCATAAGCCAGTCTGTCACCCACACGAATTTCATGAACTTCATCCACAGGGCCATAACAAACAACCAAATGCATACCAATATAGTATCTGTAACCAACCGTTCCCCCAGACTTACCGCCCATTTGCAACCTCCTTTGCCAGAGCCACAACTTTCAAAGCCTGTGCTTCACCAGTTGCTTCAAACTCTTCTACGGGCATTTCCCCTTTGACTAATTTTTTAAAATCTAAATCATTACGGACACAGAAACGCTTTACTCCATGCAAGCAATATTTCAACACCCTGCAATATTTCAGACTTACATATACCTGCATTACTTCTTGCCCCCTCCCTTGATAGCTACTGTGCTTAAATCTCCATACCAAACTACATTCGGGCCTGTCACTCTGACCTTTCCAAATATCACAGGTATAGCTCTGTCCTGTTCTGCTGTTGGCACTTGAAAATCTGCCAACGCTGCTGCTTTAGGCACAGGGGGTTTCGGGGTAAGCATTGCTGTTACCACCGCAGAAAGAACTAATAATGCAAGTTGTACCCACATATCTATTTACCTGTTTTTGACCTTAGTATCACTAGCACTCAACTGCTTCACTAGCATCAATCTTACCTTCACCAACATACTCATGCATGTCACCTTGAAGGGAACCAGTTCGACAATAAATTAAATTACCAGACTCTTTATGCCGATAAATACTCACAGCCACTTTTGCCCCCGGCATTAAATCCCTTATCAAATTGGGTCTAACATTAAGCAGGATTGCTACTACCGAAAGAATCAAAGCCACTATTACCATAAATTGAACGAACATCACAAATCTCCTAATATAAAATTGCACCACCAAAAGGATTACGTTCTGGGCTATATGGAAACCCACCGTAATTAAGTACATTGTCGTATCGATCTTTACAATCAGTTAAATCATGATTACAGCCGGGGAAGGCTTCAATACTACTTCCAACTTCTATGTCAGGAAACTGAGTTAGGATAGTTAAAGTACCTGCCCCATCATCATCAAAAACTGTTCTGAAATTATTGTTATCAAATGTAATGTACCCACCATTATAAAATTCTGCTGCGGTTGCCGCCCATTCTGGGGCAGTAATTGTAGTTGCTGTAAATGCTGAAACAGTACCGATAGTCTGAAACGCTAAATTATTTACTTTGCACTCAGCACCATAATGAATGTGTGGGCATTGAGCCTGATATTTCCTACGCAATCCCGGTCTTTTCAAACTGGTAAAGACAGGTTCACAAGCAATTGCCGCTTTAGAACCAGACCATTCAACTGTCAACACCCTGCCTTTCCAGACCACAACAAATTCATCAGCACCATCATTCAAATGTTTTCTGAATATACTTAAGGTCATTATTTGAGTAGGGGGAAACGCCACAAAATTATCCAGTATTTCAGCATCCCTTTGAATATCTATCTTCAATTCTTGTCTTTCAATTTCCGTATTCTGTTCCACAGCTTGCCTTTGCATCTGCGTAGACACATAAGTATTTGACAGGTGGGTTATGTCAGCATCATGGGAAGTCAGAAAAAATTCCTCACTCCCCAACTTGAATTCATATAATTCAATTGGATATCCATCACCTTCTTCTTGTGCTTCAAAAGTCATTTTCCTAATACCCTAGCAGTGAATGAAACTCTGGCAAATTGAGTATGCCCCCAAGAAATTTCTATTCCATCAACGTCTAACCTGCTTGGATGTAAATATGCAATTTGTTTAATTTGCGCTAATGGAATCGTAGTGCCTAGCGGCGTATCTATTCCAATGATTTCCTCACCGGGGGTTGTCGAAGTAGCAGATGTTATTCTTCGATAAAATACCAACCCTGTTGTACTGAATATTGCAATGTCTCTTTTGCCTACCGAAAAATCAATAAAGTCTCGATACTGATAATCCCGAACAGTTATACCTGCATCCGTGCTATCGATTGTTTCCAGTGGAACAAAATCCACAGACTGAGAGGCTATCCAAAACGGAAGATGTTTACCTGCCCGTGCATGTAACCATTCTTTCCAAAACCAAATATCTTCCTTGCCTTCATCAGCAAAAGAAAACCTAGTTACTATGTCTGGGAATCCTTGTCGATCATCTACGAAAGCAGGGGCTATACCAAAATCTACAAGACCATATTTAGACTGATATGTTAAATCTAAATCTTCTGCCCTGTTGGGTACTTTCTCAAGAACAAATGATGGGTTGGCATCAATGTCCAGATATGCAGTTGTAGCATCTACAGCAGGAATTGCTTCATTGTCCACAAATTCAAATTTGAAACTTGCAAAATCTATATCAGCAGTCGGTTGATTTACCCTCTGATCTTCAGTCAGTCTACCAACCAACGCAGGATAAATTCTTGAACCTGAAAGCCACTCTTTAGTAGTTGCCCTCACTAACGTCAAAGAAGTCGGGTCAACACTCGCAATTTCTACAGCTTCAACTAATTGTTGATCGAAAACGAATATTGCGACACCCCCAACTTTGAAGGATGTATTATCTGTGAACTCTACATCAATTACCAAATCACCTATTGGGCTATCAGCAGTAGTGAAAACACAGTCAGTCCAAATCGGAACAGAAAATAATCTTGCTTTCCAATCCCAAAGATAAACTTCAAGCCAACGCTTATCATCTTCATTAACCAAAACCCTGTATTCCAAACTTCTCCTTGGATTAGTTCTCAGTCGGTTCCTTCTTTCCGTTCCATCATCCGCTTCAATTACTTGGGTCAACCATTCGTATCTTTCAACTACGGAATCACTCCAATCTGGGGAGAATGAAAAAATAATTACCCTGTTGCCAGTCAGTGTAAAATCAACTTCTTCTGTGTCAAAAACCCACGTATACACAATATCAATTGTGGCAGGGCCACTCAGAGCCACATTAAGTTCATACTCCCTAGATTCTAGCGCACCGTATAAAGTTGGGGGAACAGCAGGTTCAGTCAGAACAACTCCCGTTGTATCTCCATCAGGAGTCAAACTAATATTATTATTACTGGTAAAAAATGCATTCCATACATCAAAGGTTCTAACCTGTGAGCTAACCAGATTACCCAACGCAATTGAGTTTGGAGTAACATGAACCCTGAAATAAAAGTCATCAACAAACATTGGGCAGAGTTGACCAACCTGCAAAGAACCTTCTATGTCTACAGGTCTATTGTCAATTGAATCACCAATGAATTCTTCTGTTGCAACAAAGATCGGAATAGGGAAAGTGGCTTGCCCCTCCGATGCAACAGCCGCAATACCCGCAAATGGATTTTCGAAGATCGGTGAATCTTCTACTAGATCAACCATTATGGAACCTTAAGATAAGCAAACGCCAACCAACCTGAGTTTGGAAGTTCATCATCTGTATTGGGATTTTTCTTTTCTACAAACGGGAATATCAACCAATCATCCCCGCCAAAGGAAATCTCTGCACCGGGAGAAACATTTTTTATATTGCACATCCTAAGATCAAAAGGTTTACCGACAGGTGCTCTCTGTGTCGCGCTCCTAGAAATAAAACACGGTATAGGAAACAAGACAACTGTTGAATTAAATCTATTCGGTTGAGTAGTCCTGATTAATCCGCTAGTTCTCATATCAAAGTGGTTATCTAAAACTTCTCCCTGTCCTTGCATACGCAAAGGGGCAACAAATGCAGAAGTAGTGTCAAGGGCAGCAGTTGTCTTCCAATCAACCCCATCAATATTAACGCGAAGAAGTTGATGCTTCCCTGCCCCGTTACCTAACTTAGTCCACGGATAACTGTGTTGAAAATTAGAAGGGTCATCTATTGTATTGAAAACCTGATCAGGAGAAGTGCTTTGATTATATTGCCCACCATCATACGCACCGATCTTATCCAGTAACCCAA